TTAAGCACCCGAACAACAGAACGTAAGATATGCGATGAAGCCGCCGACGAAATTGAAAAGCTGAGAAAGGAACGGCGCGCAATGCAGCAAGCGTTGCTTGCAATCAAAGCGCACACACAAGACGCACACCCAATGTCATACATGGATCAACTGTGCAGAATCGCCCGCGCGGCGCTGGGAGAAAAGGAATGAGCGACATTGTGGAACGGCTGCGCTCTACTGAGTTTGCTTCAGCAACAGATGGGCTGAGAAGCCCAGTAATATGGGTAAAAGGTACGGTGGCAAGGGAAGCCGCCGACGAAATCGAAAAGCTGCGCGCTGCTGTGCAGGATTTGGCGAAGCATATCTGGCGCGGCGATTGGGATAAGCTGAAGCCGGAAACACGCGAGCTGCTGGGAGAAAAGGAATGAGCGAAAAGCATGATGATATTTTAAACTTCTCCATTGCTATTGTGACTTGGGCGATGGCTCGAGGGGAAGAAAATGATTTGGATGGTCACGATGTGATTAGGGCCATAGCTCAAGCCTTGGCGTTGGGAATTGAGATGACGGTAAAAACCGGACGCAAGAAAAAAATGGCTGCGGATATGGCAAAGATTGTCGGGAGTTTCCCGCCGATTAAATATGACAACCAGAAACCAATGAATTAAGTGGGAGAAAAGGAATGAGCGACCTGCAAATTGTCATTGGCCGCGATTACACAAGAGAGCTTTGGATGGCCGCAATCATGCGCGGCAATAATGTTATGACTGTTGGTTATGAAACCACGAAAGAAGAAGCCATGGAGTGGGCGCGCAAGGCCGTGCAAGCCCGAGGCTGGGAAGGCGAGAACAGAGATCCGCCCGATATTTTTGAACGGGCATGGCAGGAAGACAAATGATCGACCTAATCTTGATGATCATCTACAACGTGGTGAAGAGCCTATGAGCAAGGCAGCCTATTTCAACCGCAAGCTTACGGATGATCAGGTGGAAGAAATCCGCAACAGCGGAAAATTAAGCCACGAGTTGGCCAAGCTGTTCAACGTCTCTGATCGCACCATCAGATCAGTCAGGAGCCGGCAGGTCTACAGAGTGCCGGCGCCACCAGAAACAGTCCGCAAGCAAGCCGGACTGCACGTCGCCCCAAAGCCCATGCTGCGCCCCAGGCCCTGCATGTGCTGCCGGAAGGAGTTTGACTCAGAAGGCAATCACAACCGCATTTGCTGCGACTGCAAAAACAAGCGCAGCATCAACCCCTTTGAAATCATAACAGGCGTCAGCAGACGCATCGACAGGAGATAACAATGACCAACCTTGAAAAGGCACAATTCATCAATCTCGTGCTGGCTCGCTCTGGAAAGGTAAACAAGCTCTCGCTGAAGATCTTGTTCATGGCCTACCTGCAGGAAACCAATTTCCTGGTCCACGAAATGGCAGAAGAGCTTGGCGTTACCGCGCCGGCAGTCTCCCGCACCCTGGATAAACTTGAAGAGCAAGACCTCCTCAAACGGCGCCGCGAAGAGAAAGTTGACCGCCGCAAGGTCCGTATCCTCATTACCAGGAAGGGCATCAACTTCGTGGAAAAGTTGATTGATACTTAATGCCACGAGCACGCAATGAATTGTACGCACGCGCGTTGGGGGTGTCCCTGCGCGCGGCGCGTAAATATCGCAACTGGACAATGACTGAGTTGGCCCGCCGGATAAACGTCTCTCGATCGGCCATAGCGTCATGGGAGGGGGGCAGGGGATCACCCAGCTGGGCCCACCTCGTGACCTTCGCCACCGTCTGCAACGTCAAACTCTCCAGCCTGATCATCTCAGTCGAAAAGGCCGCGGCCATGATGGAAAGAGAAAATGATCCACCAATTGAACCCGCCGCTCCCGGTGATAACCCCAAAGGGTAAGGCCTGGGCGCACATCGTCATTGACTACGGCCCAGAGGCAGACCTGATATGGGTCTGCTTCCTGGACGACAATGGCCAGTGCTGGTCCTACCGGAACAGCGAAATCAGGATCCAGAAAAACGAAACGATAGGAAGACCATGAAGCAGCAATACGCGCCGGCATGCGCTTGGCACATCCGCATAGGCAATCTCTTCATCGCGCCGAGCATGAAGTTCAATCCCGGCAAGATTTACATTGGCCGGGTGGATAAAGATGAGGGCGACGAATTTGATGCCGCCGCCCTCGCGCCAATCCTGGAGAAGTTCTACGCCGCCAAAGCTTAGCGGCCCAGCACGTCAACGTCTTCTTGGGCCTGCTGGCGGGGAAGCATGGAGGTCGCCGCTCCCGTCGTTGCGCCAGTTTGAAGTTGGCGCAGCGTCCTCTCCCGGCCGGCACTACGCTCGCCGTAATTCTCCAACAGGCGAACCGCGGCAGAGACTTCTTCTGGCTTGGAGGAAATGAGCATCCTGGTGATGCGCTCTGCCGCCTCTTCGCTGATGCTGGCATTGCGCGCAGCACGCGCCGCCAAACTCGTCAAAGATCCGCGCGTGCTCTGCGTCAGGAAGTCGCCTAGCAATTGGCCAAGCTGGCTGTTTGAATCAATCTCGCCGGCGGCCCGCAAACGGCCACCCTGCACGGCAGCCTTCAGGGCATTGGTGCCCTGCTCAAACAACTGCCCCTCACGCTCTAGGGCGCTCTTGAACATCTCGTAGTGCGAATTGCTGGGGAACATCGGCCGCAACTTCTCGCCCATCTCAGGCGACCTGATAAGGCGCGCCACTGCATTCTGGCCGGCAGGGGCATTCATGATCTGGCCATACAGATACCGATTGACGCCCGTGATGAAGGCTTCCTTCTCGGCGTCGCTCATGCCGCCGGCCGAGGGTGGGCGCGTGAACATGCGCTCAATTTCTTCACGCGGAAGCTTTTGGAAGTCTTCAAAGCCAGTGCGGAGAGCCTGCTTGACCTCAACGTCGCCCGCATATCGCTCCAAGGCCTCACGATAGGCTGGCACCACTTCCTTGGTGCGGTCCCGCAAATTGTCGCGGATGGTGCGCAGCGCCGCGGCTTCAGTGCGGGCGGTAGTATCGGAAGACCTGTACAGAGAATTGATCTTCTCATCCAAGGCGCGCTTCAGATAGTCGATCGTCTTGACGTCAGGCGTGTCGCCGGGCGCGCGGATCAAAAAATCCCTTGCGTTGAAGTTTTCATCTCCGGCCCTAATTGCCCTGGACCGGGCGGCCTGGGCGTCAAGGCGGGCCAATTCGGCGGCATCCTTCCAAGCACCAACTACCGCAGGGCTGCGCAGCATTTGAGTGATCTGTGGATCCTCAACATCACCCACAGCATAAGCAGTCCGGTAATTCTGGTCAGCGTTGCGCCGCAAGTCGCGCGCGATCGCCTCTTCCTGCTGGAAAAGATCCCCGGCACCAAGGCGCTGCTGGGTCTGAACGGCACCACGCTGGCGTGAACGCTCAAGCCTGGGGGCCAATTCTTCGACCACCATCCGCTCCGTGCCCTCGCCCCGCACAGCCGCACGCTCCAGGGCCGCCGCCATCTTGGGGTCCAGATTGGCCAAGGATGTGGGAATCCCCTGCGCCTGATCCGCCAGGATGCGCGCCTCGGCCCCTGCCGGCGTCATGCCGGAACGCTCCAGCACTTGGTTGATGCGTTCTGATGCAACCCTTGAAGTCGCATCATCGCCCGACGCAAAGGCATCACGCAGCATCCTGCGGGCGCCAGAAACAGCCTGCATGCCTGCCGGCAACGCCACGCCCACGCCAGTGCCCAGCAGGCCGCCCACGACGGCCTCATTCAGACGGTCACCCTCGTCTGCCACGCCTGCGCCCGTCACGGCGCCCGTGGCGCCCCCTATACCTGCCGTGCGGCCGTATTGGCCTGCAAGACGCCCCAGGGTGCCTGCAGTGCGCGCCGTGGCTGCAGCGGCCACCGGAGCCGCCGCGCCGCCCGTAAATGGCGTGGCAAGCAGGCTGGCGGCAGTCGGCAAAGCGCCCCCGACAAACTCGGCGACATTTGCGCCAACCGGGTTGCGCTCTTGAAATTCAGCATACCGGCGCCGGAGGTCCGCCACCTCTTCTTCATAAGACCGGCCGCCAGGAAGCTTGGAGCGAAGCCAAGCCTCGGCCTCGTCGCCCCAGCCCATGCCCAAACCCTGGCCAATCAGCGCCCGGTAATATTCGTTTTCCAAGGGCTGGTTTGCAGGCACGGGCACATTCCTGACGCCCATGCGCGAAGCCTGCGTGGTGAACGGATCCCGAGAAAGGAGTGCGCGATCGTATTCTTCGTCAGTCATTGCCCGACCCTTTCAATTTTACCGTTCAATACGCCCAAAACGACCGCTTCTAATTTCGCGAAACTTCTCGTCATACCGAGGCACAATGCGCTCAAGATTTTCAATGGCATTCTGCAGAATGCGCCGACGCTCTTCGCGAGACTGCGCCGTAACGCCACTGACGGCCTCCAAGGCCCTGCGCTCGTCATTACTGATCGCGCCAGGGAACGTCTCCTTGAGGCTCGCCAAGGTGAGGCGAGACAGCATGTTCTGCAGCTCGGCCGTGTTGACCACTTCCGGTGCAGTGCTGCCCAGCCGCCGACGCAGTGCCGTAATCACGCCTTCAGTCAAATTGCTTGGCGTGCTGCGCTCATTCAGTTCCAACGCCCGGCGCAAGGTAGAGAGGTTGTCGCGGGCGGTAGAAAGGTTCTGTTGGGTTTCGTCAGCCAAGCGAATTTCTGTTGGCGACAGGCTTTCGGATTGCCGTCGCCGCAAATCAAGATTTTCGGCTTGAGTTTGAATCAATTGGGTAGTCCGCTCAATGTCCAACTCGGTTTGACGCCGCACAAAATCTTGAAACTCTGGAGTGCCCGGCCGCAAGCCAGCATCAAGAGCAGCCCTACCGGCATTCGATTGCGGCCGCCCAGACCTGATGTATTCCTGCAGCATGCTGTTGGCGATCGCACGACGCTCAGTAGCCTCTTGGGCAGCCAAGGCGCGCGTGGTTGACAACTCTTCGCGTGCGCCGGCCATCCTGGCCTCTTGCGCCTTCAACATCAGGCCACGGCGCTCACTCTCTTCTGCGCGGCGCCCCTTGGTGTATTCGCCAAGCTCCTTGCCGACGTTTGAAAGCGTCTCGCCAAAAGTTCCGGTCCTGGTCGGCGCGCCAAATGCAGACGCAAGCCGGAAATACATCTCAGCGCGCGACGTCGGGCTTTCGCCACGCTGGGCCATCTGGCGGATCATGTTGTAGAAGGCCTCGCTCTCACTTTGAGAACGGCGCCGGGCTTCCGCCAATTCCCGTGAGCCGCTGCCTGTTGGCGTCAGATAACGCGCCAACATCCCCTCAAGCGGAGACGCGCTGGCGGCAGGAGGAGGCGCGGCAGCAGCCGCGGGCTCATTGCCAGCATTGCCTCCAGTCGGCTCTTCCGCAGTGACATAAACCGGCATCTCATTGCTTTGCGGCAATTGGCTCCACGAGCCTTGCCACTCGCTCAATGGCACATCCTCAGTCGAAGAAACCGGCAAGCCCTCGCCAGCATTAAAACTGGGGGGCGCCAAATTTTCATTCATCTCTGCAACGCGCCGCAATTCACGATAAGTCGATGCTGGACCTAAAGTTTGGGGGCGAGAGAAATTGCGCTGATTGGAATAGAAGGCATCAAGCTCTTCAAGCGGATCAGAGGAGGGAGGAACCTCAGCCCCGCCACCCGTCTGGTAATGCGTGCGCACACGGCCACCGGAGGCAAAGCCATTTCCGGGCATAATCCCATACTGCTGCATGAGATTATTAAGTTTGGCTCCCATATTCCGGCTCCTTAAATGTTCTGAAGGCCCTTATAGGTGTACAACCCAGTCGCCAATTGAGAAAGCGGAGACGGCGAGTACGTCTGGCCGGTAGTCACGCCAGACTGCACAGTCGGAGATGGCGTGATCGGCGCCATGCCGCGGATCTGAGTGCTCAGCCAATCAAGCTGCTGGCGTGGATACAACTGCTCGCGCTCAAATCGCATCCTAGCATCATCCAACTCAGCTTGGCTCTGGCGCTGCTGGGCACTGCCAGCCGCCTCCAAGGCCGCGACGTCTGCAGTGCGCAATGCTTGAGTTTGGCGCGTAATGTCGCTCAAGGCCTGCAAGGCAGCCGCCTGACGCGATAGGTCTTGCGCTTGCGCTTGATTGGCCTGCTGGGCAGCAGTCAAGCCAAACTGTTGCTGCGCCTGCCCGGCAGACGTCTGCATCTGGCCGAGGTTTGCCAAGGCTTGCATTTGCTGTGCAGTCAATTGGCCAGTCGCTTGGCCCAAGCTGCCATACTGAGCACCGCCCTGTAGAATGCGCGACAGGTCAGAGCCTGCAATGCCGCCCACAGTGCCAGCCAATTGCCCCTGGCGCGCCAGATCAGCTTGGGCCGCCGCCATAGACTGCGCATAGCCCTGCTGCATCGCTTGGCTTTGCTCTTTCAGGATGGCCTCTTGCGTGTCGCGGATTGCCCGAGAGCCCAATTCACCCATGCGCGAAGATCCAAACTGCCCGGCGCGAACAAACGCATCAGACACCTGGGGAAGGATATTCTCGCTCAAATTCCTGGCGCCCTGCTTGGCAATGGCATCCAAGACCCCCTGCTGGTAGGGCGACATATATTGGCCAACCTGCGAGGCAGACGTCTGGCCGGCGGCAGTCAAGTAGGGATTGGCGGCGGTCAATGCACGCTCTGCCAAAGATTGGCCAGTCGTCGTTTCTGCCTTGGCCATAAGCGGCTGCGCCGCGCCGGGAATGTTCATGCCACCAGCCTGGGCGAAATACCCCTGACCAGCGCCAAGATTGTAGCCAGACAGGGCAGGCTGAAGGTATGGGTTTTGCGCCGCCTGCAATTCAGGCGCAGTCGTATCTTGACTGATGTTCTTCATGCCGGAGGTGGCAAAAGACATATCGGGCAAATACGCGCCAACATTCTGCTGCGTCTGTTGGTAGGCCTGCTGCTGAAGGGGCGTCAGATCAGCAACCATATCCCCCGTGTATGGAGTGTAGGGGCGATTGGCCACATTGGTTGAGACTTGAATTTGATTGTAAATGGCATCTTGCAGCCACTTAGGCATTTCCTGCGTGGTCGTGACATAAGAGGTGGCCGCCTGTGGCGTACCTTGAAACAGACTGCCAGACATTATGCGACCCCCTTCAGATATGTCAGGGGCGACTTGGCGTCAGGGCTAAACTTACCCTTGGCCAGCGCCCTACCCTTATGTTGCCGGATTTGGTTGCGCATTTCATCTAACTTTTTTGCGCCAGCCTTACTAGATCCGTCGCCAAGCATCGCGACAGTCTCGGCGTCAATCACATATTCGCCATCAGAAAGTTTGGCACTGATTTCGTCTGATCGGCCAGTGCCGCCGCCCCTTACAAAACGAGACACCATGCTCAGGCCACCCTGCGCCATCGGAGCGGCATTGTATTCGCCAGACGTCACCCTCGGCCAATTGCGCGCCATGAATTGATCAAGCGTCAGATTGCTTGCTGTCGCATCGCGCTGCATCCTGGCCCAATCCCAGACAACGCCCGGACGGTTGATGTATTCCTGCTGCGCGGCCGGCAACGCTCGCGTTTGTGGCGGGGCGGCTTGAGGCTGCCCGCCACCCTGTGATGCCAACAGCGCGCCACCCGCAAGAAGAGGCGCAAGATTGCCGCCGAGAAGGTTGCCCAGGCCAGAAGACTGGCCGCCGCCAGCTGCGGGGGCTCCAGTCGTTGCCGGCACTGCGGGTTGATTAAGCAGCCGAGCCAGTGGGCCTTGTTCTTGCCTTACAAATTCAACGGCATTGGTTTGCGGGTTCAATTGATACGAGCCAGGAACAGGAACCAATGACACTTGGCCAGTTTGGGCATTCAATTGGTAAACGCCCGGCCGCCCATCCGGTAAAACGCCAGTAGAGCCAGGAGCATTCATCGGAGTGCCACCGGGTCCGCTTACCATGCCAGCAGCCTGCATGGCTTGACGGTCCATGGCCTCTTCAAAGCTTTGGGGTTGGTTCTGCATATTCTGAACCACAGATTGGGATGGCTTGATAAGCCCAGAGGCCAAGCCAGACAGAACGCCGGCCGCCGCCGCCTGCTTTGGATCCATCCCGGCAGTCAGGCCAGTGCCAAAGCCCGAGGTGCCTGCCTCAATGCCGCGCTTAATGCCCTCAGTGCCGCCAGCGCCAGGACCAAAGCCAGCAATGTCGCCAGCAAATTCTTTGCCGATAGCGCCAATGCCTGCGCCCAACGCACCACGCAGAGCACCGCTAAACGGGTTGCGGCCTTGAATAGCCGAGGCACCCGAGCCGAGAATAGTGCCGCCCAAAATATTTGAGGCGGTTTCACCCAATCCCAGGCCCAAGCCAGAGGTAATGCCCTGGCCAAGAACATTGCCCAGGCCACTGCCAATTGCGCCAGTCAAGGCGCCCTGCATTAGATTACCGCCAGTCAGTGCAGACGAGCCGGCGCCAAGAAGAGCACCGCCGAGGGCGGGCGCAATATATGGCACCAAGCCAGCCATGGCAGTGCCCCCGAAAAGGCCGCCTGCGATACTCGTGCCGATCGCCGTGCCAATGCCTGGGGCGACAATGCTTAAAACAATCGGCGCAGCTGCCGCGAGGACTGGACCAAGACTAGATCCTAGACCAAAATTCTTTTTCTTCCAGAACGGCTTGTATTCGCGCAGGCCAGTTTGGGGATTGATTGTGCCAGAGCCACCAGCTCGGCGCAGCATTTCCGCCTCTTGGGGGTTTATGTGCGCCAGGATTGTATCGCCGCCACGCCCGGCAGCCTGCACACGCCGCGCCGCGACAGTCAGGCCACCACGGGCATAACCCTGCTCTTGCAGACGATCCTGCAGGCCATACAGCGCAACCAAAAGCGAAATGATGTAAATCGGATCAAACTGAGGCGGCAGCGTATTCTCGTCAATTTCTTCGTCTTCAATCGCCGCCTGACGAACCTCGCCATACTTGTCGGGGTTCTGGATCACAAACTCCAAGAGGGCAATGATTTCCCCCAGATCCTCTGGAGTAACGGGCATATTGATGACCGCCTTCTCCATGGCGTCTATCGCCTGAGAGAAGCTTGGGTCAGACTGAGCCATCTGCATAATTTGATCGCGGATCATCGCCATATCGCTACTCCAAAGCCTGACAAAAACGCTCGGCCCATTCCTGCCAATTATCGAAATAATAGGGGATTGGGAAATTTTCTTTGAGCGTCATATTATTGAGAAACTGCATGGCCCAATTCTGCCACTGATCCTCAATGTCCAGACGCCCAAAGGTGCCATAAGGATCAAGGTCCAAGGCAATCTGATCTGCCCAATCCCGCAACCCAAGCCCAGTAGGGAGAGTGACGCGAATGCTCATCCCAGTACCGTCCTGTCGCCCACAGACATATGGCCAATGATCTGGCCCATCTGATAATCGCCATAGACTTCATTGCTTTCAAATCGCACCCGCAATTCACGGCGCTGCTCCTTGAGCATGACAATCTGTTCATGTGGCGTGGATGGGTTCTCAGGGAACGTGAAGATTGTGCTGTAAACCTCTGGAGCCCTTGCATTTGCTCGGCCAGTAACTTGCACAGTCATCGCGCCGCGCTGCACAAAGTCAGGCTCAATCGTCGTGATCCGCAAATACTCGTTCTGACCCTGAACCAACTGCGACAAGTCGGCAGTCTCAAAGTATGACTGGATGGGGAAGATGTTCGGCCCATCATACTCGTCAGTCAACTGCTCCTGCACCCAAACCTTATAGCCGTCCACATTCTGAGTGACGCCCGTCAGAACCGGCGCCGCAAAGGAGTTTGCAAACTGGCCGGCAGAACGCCCGCCATTCGGCAACTCAGTGTCGTACCAAGTGTTTTCGCGGACATTGTAGATGACGGCATGCGTGCATTCGGTGGCATCGCCACGCGGGTAGCACCACCAAATCTCGCCATACCGAGGCACCTTAAAGGCAAAGACCTTATTCTGCTGTGATTTGTTAAGACCGTCGAAGAAGTAATTGATATTCATATTGTTTGGCACTTCACGCACCACGCCATTGAACATCATGAAACGGTCAACGCCACACCAGAAAAACACGCCATCATAGTCAATGACGCAGGTGGGAGACAAAATAGACGTGTCAGTCGCGACCACGTCAAACTGGAATATGGAAGCGCCGCCGGTGAAGGTGGCGCGGATGACCGCATCAAATGCCCAGAAGATGCCCGCAGGGGCACTCCCAGAACCAGCGCGCAAGGGGAGGCCCTTGATGATCTTCTGGCCCCACACGCGCGCCAATCCGGCGCCTGCAGCCGTATCGCGAAGCTCTGTCGGCTCCCCAGGCTTGGACCAGCCAATAATCCCATCAGTGCCGTAGTAAAACAAATAGGGGTGCAGGGAGACAATGCCGCCCGTGGCATTTGCATCGGCCGGCAGCGAAATGGACTTCAGCTTATTCGTCCCCAAAACATCGCCATAGAAAATCTGGCCACCCTGGTCATTGCAGATGCAACTCAAATTCGGGGCGGCATGCGCAAGGATGTAGTTTTGGTTTGAAGACGATTCATACTGATAGTCAAACATCCAGACATTGTCGGCGCTTGCCGTGTAGGCAAATGACCCGCCGGCCATGTCAGTGTGCGTCTCTGTGATGGTGGTGGTCGTGACCACCACTTGGTAGCTATTGGGATCCGACCCAGCTGCAGCCGCCGCACTGATCGTGATGATTGGGCCGACGGCCGCCGCCGTGTATTCCGGCACAGACGTGTGGGCATTGATGTTGGCCGCAACTGCAGTCGCCGTGGTCGATAAGTTCGTCGTGAAGGCGACAGACCCAGACATGATGTTGACGCCGTCAACCGTGATCATATTCACAGACCCAGCAGCGCCGCCAGTCAATGTCACCGTCGCAGTCGCGGCCACATTGATAGGCGTCCTGTCAGTCACAACCGAGCTGTTGAAGCTTCCATCAATCGTGAACCGCTCAAGGTAATTCTCACTGCCAGAATGGCAGTAAACAAACCCACCCTGAGTGAATGTGGAAAAGCCGCGGCTGATTTCGCTTAGATATTTTTGAACAGAACGATAGCCGCCAATCTTGCGAGGCAAGCCGCGCTGCCACCGCACCCACTGGCCGTCAACATAATTGTCGCCCTCAAAGCGCGTACCGTCACGCTTAATGCCCGCCGCAGACTTGAGGATGACAGTCGTTGCCTTCATCAGAACGTGCCGCCATTGATATTGCCGGCCTGGGCGACACCCAAGGCAGTCCAAGCCGCGGCCTGATCTACTGCAGTAAACAGCGCACTGCCCGTCGTAGTCGCACCCAAGGCAGTGCGGCCAGCACTCTGGCTGGCAGCAGTAAACAGGGCACTGCCCGTCGTAGTCGCACCCAAGGCAGTGCGGCCAGCACTCTGGCTGGCAGCCGTAAACACCGCAATGCCAGTCGCAGTGCCGCCCAAGGCACTCATGGCGGCATTCTGATCGGCGGCAGTAAAGAGCGCAATCCCAGTCGAAGTGCCGCCTAGGTTAATCCGCGCGCCGCTCGCCGTGGTGGCATTCGTGCCGCCTTGACCGATAGTAATCGGAAAAGACACGCCGGCAGTGTCGGCCTCAAGAACGTCAGTTCCATCGCAATAGAGGATAGAACGAGAGCCCTGGGCAATGCTGACGCTAGAGCCACCGCCAGATGGCGCAATCGTAAACGTAAACGCGCCAGTCGTCTGGTTATCGACCCAATACTGCTGAATGGTCGCCGGAACGACGACAATACGATTGCCAGTCAACACGCCAGTAAATCGGTACGCAATGCGATTGAGCTCAGACCCTGTCAGCGTGTAGGTGCCAGTTCCGGCAACACTAATGACAGTATAGTCAAACGCGAAAGTCGCAGATTGCCCAAATCCAATGGTGTGGAAGTTGGTGCCATCCGAAACAATGATGGCCGACTCATCCGGCTGGAAACTGAGCGTCGCAGACCCATCAATCGTGACAATGCCCGGCGGCGTCGCCACAATGGCGCCCGTGCCTGAATTGCGCAGGTAGAGAAACCAATTATTCCCCACCACTGCAGGATCCGGCAGCGTAAACACCCCAGCCGCGCCAGTCCAATTGTACATGAGGGCGCGGTCAGCAGTGCCAGACGTGTAGTTGCTGTTAAACGTCGTGACCGGAACAGACTGGCTGAGAAGAGTGCCAACCGCGACAATCCCATTGCCGGCCAGGGCAGAGGCATTCGCGACACTCGCCGCCGCGCCATACTGCAAAGACCGCCAAGTGCCGGCCGCTGTCGTGTTGCTGGCAACATAAACCTGCCACAACTCGCCGCCCGCAATCGTGACAACCTGCGTGCCGACGGCATTCTTGACAGTAAACGTGCTCCCGCCGCGGTTATTGAAGAGGATCGTATTGCCAGTGCCAGTCTTGTTGGCATCCGGCAGGATGATGCTCAAACCGGAAGATGCCGGCGTGACGTCAATAATCCTAGTCGCTAGATTGGTATTGGTGGAAGTCTCTTCCGGCCAGCTGAGCGTCACATCAGCAGAAAGCGCGATTGAGCTGTAGCTGATTTCACTCGGGTAGATATTAGCGCCGCCGAAAACGTCGGTGTAGATAGTCATCAGGCTTCACTCCTGTTGGCGCTGCGATCCATGATGCGCTTCAGATCCTCGCCGCTAATGGCCTGAGCCGCCCTGTCATACAAAGCCTGCCAAGTCTGCATGCGCTCGTCGCTCTTCAAGAATGGCGTCGCCTCCAACAGCGCCGCGTAGAGCAATAAATCAGGCGCATATTCCGTCAGCCAATTCGTCTGCAACTCTTCACCCAACAGCGCAGGCTGCTCGTAATACAAAATCTCCAGAGTGCTGGCCGCGTCAGGCGTCGGCGCAAGCAGCCAGTGCTGGAAGTCATAGTCGGCATAAAACTGCGGGGTGCCAGTTTGGGCCTCATTCGGCCAATAGTTGCGGCAATACTCGTAAGACCGGGCAAAAATTGGCGCACCATTAAGCGTCATGCTGACAGTGTCGCGCCACCGATCTGGCTTCAAGTAGACCGCAACGCCACTCTGAAGCGGCGTCTGCACGGCACGAATAAAGCCCTCAATCTTCAGCTCGCGCGCAATCCGACGCTCGCCCAATGTGATAAGGCGAGGCAACTGGTCGTAGACAATCTGGTCGCTTTCCTGCGTAAAGCCACGCTCAAGATAACGTCGCAGATCGACCAGCAAACTGTCGTAGGTCATTACATACGCCATGCTGACTCCGCCGGATTTACTCTCCGCAGCTGCTTCAGCTTGCGCCGTTTTTCAAATATAGCCCCTGCCTCATAGCTAAGGCAAGGCAATTTACTGCCGAGAATATTCAGGCCCCCGCAGACAATTTGAGGGCCTCTTCCCGCACTTCTACAACGCGCCGGGTCCAACCCCGGCCGAAAGTAGCGAAGGTGTCCAGGCTCTCCAAGTAATGCTGGCGAAACGCCTGGAAGGCCTCAATTGCGCTTTTATGGCCAAGGATCCCGACCCAGGCCTTTATCTGCTTCAGGCTGTTGGGCCCAATCGCGCCATCCGTAACCGCCCCACAAAGGCTCTGGAGGGCCTTGGCAGCCCGGCCTGGGCCGCTGTTCACCGCAAAGTCAAAAGCGCACGCCGCAAGCCCAGGCGAGATCTCGGCAAGCTCATCGCCTCGGATCTTGGCCCAATATCCCTTGCGGTAGATGGCCTCCAAGTGGTCATCTGGGATGTTGCGCAATTCATCTTTGCTTGCCGGCCGCCCGAGCCAGTCGGAATACGTCTGGAGCGTCACGCCCTTCATAGTGGCGCCGCCGGGATCATCCCTGTGGTCGCTCCACAGCCCCTCGTGCTTCAGAACAGATTTAAGAACCTTGGGGAACAATTCACTCATCTGCGAGCCATCCTATTCATCGCGTCTGTTTTCTCTTTACTGCCGGCGGAGGAGCCAAAATAGTATGCCATAATGCCACCCCAGGCCGTCCCCAAAGTGCCAAGCATCACCAACATGGCCTCAGACCCGCCATGCGTTGGAAGGCCATTGATCAACATGTAAAACAGCACCCCAAAATAACCGCCCGTAACCAGCCCGGCTAGGACACGCGGGGTCCAGTCCTTGGCGGCCACTTCCCGGTTCCGTGCGCTGTCGCGGTCAGCATTAGCAATCCGCTCCAGGTCAATATCCAATTCGCGCATCTTCACGGCAAAATCTTGCTCGGCCTGCTTGAGGGCCAGCAACTGATCTGGGGTGGCCTTGGATGCGGCCTCGGCAAGCTCCTGCTCAGTGCCGTCTGGCTTGCCCAGCAGGGCCTCAGAAATCGCCCTGGTGGCCATGCCAGCCAAGGGGCCCCCCACGGCGCTGGCGATGCTTGGAGCGACCGTGCGCACAAGGTTCAGCAGGCTTTCCATGTCACTTCTCCAGCATAAAGGTCAGGTTCTGGTGCCGGGGATAGGTAACAGTCCGTTCACCTTCAGGACATTTGTATTTGATCGTGGCCAGGAGCGTTGCCCGGCCAGGGGCTATGGTTTCCTTGTCTGAGATATCCAGCAAATAGGTAAAAGTGTCGATCTCAGGGCCTGCGGGGCCGGTAAACCGGGTCATACTTGGGGTAGCAGGGTGGATAACACCAGTGCCGTCGCGAATAGTCACCTCAAAGTTTTCCACAGAACAGTCGTCGCGCTTTTTGATCCGCGCCACTGTTACCGTAACGGGCTGCCCAATCTTGGTATCGACAATTCTGAAATGCTCTGGCGCCCAGGAGATGATTTCATTCTTGAACCAGCCAAACTTTTCGCCGGCCGTGTAGCCGCCAACGGCCAGCGCAAAACTGGCTGTCGCAAATTGAATTACCGGAGTGAGCTTGGGAAGTTCCATCTCGTCACTTTTGGGCAGGCTCTTCCAGCTGCTCTTTTGCTTGGGCGCGGATTTTCTCTACGAGCTCAAACACCTGAGCGTAGGGCATGTTGCCCAGCGCCTGGAGCACCGAATTGATTTCGGTGATGGTGAGTTCGAGTTTCATTTTGATGCTCACTCGTACAGGATGTTGATGGACCCGGCGTCAAACGCATCGGTGCCATTGACAGTCGTGATGCGAACGCGATCAAGAGTGCCGGAAAGAGTAACGGTACCGCCTCCAAAAACCCCTTGTGGGGTAGAGTTTGCGTATGCAGCATGACTAGACACCCACACATTACTTCCAAAACTCGCTATCGTCATAATTCCACCGATTGCGTCTACCGAACTATTAGTGCCAAAAGCATAACCAACCGCAGTAGTAGTTGTTGCTGAAGTTGTGCCTGTGGTTGTGGAACTAGAAAGATATCCACTTGTTGTTACTGATCCGGCGCCAATCTGAACCAATTTTACGCTGGTGCCATTTGTGCTGACCCCATTAAACATAATCGTGATGCGTTTTACCCAAGACGGGATTCCAGTAAAGTCAATGGACGTACCGCTGGTGCTGGCTTGCGAGGTTCCAGAAACCAGAGGATAAATGTTCGTAGCCACTCCGCCAACCTGTAACGTGCCTTGAATTGCGGTATTTCCACTCGCATCCAGGACAATGTTGTTTGTCGCAGAAGATTCATGCTTCAGGTTGGTGGATTGTAGGGTGGACATTTTAAGCTCCTAACGCAGCCTTGATTTCATCTGGTGTCGTAGCCGCATCAATGGCAATTTGCACCGCCGCATACTTATCACGAATTGCCTGCCGGGCGGCTTCTGCATCTGCTTCCGCAGTGCCGGGGATGCGCTTGGCAATCACCTCATCATGCGGAGCAAACTCAACAGCACGGGCCGCACGGCGCATATCATGCGCGATGACCTTGGCTTTGGTGATGTCAATTCGGATCATTGTTCATCCTCCACATAGGTCCAAGCGTTGCGGAAGGTGCGGTCTGACGGGATGTCAGTAACATCCACAATCTTGTATGGCTTGCCCTCTGGCACATCCTTGGCGGCGATTTCTTCAATCGTCAGGCCGCATTCGGGGGCAGGGATGATGACAGCAACACCGCCTTCGTCTGTAGGGAATATGATGCGTTGGTTCATGGCTAAATCCTGTCAGCGGAAAACTGCACATAAAACAGCTTGAGCGTCTTCATTACTAAAAGCAGAATTGTACGTTAAAACCCTGAAGGTAGATGCGGTTTGGTATAATGATGAAGCCTGCCCCGCTGGCACAGCGAAATTAAGGCCCGCCGAGTTTCGTTGCGCTACTACTTGAAAGGCGTAATTTGCGTCAGGCATGGCGTTAGTTATATTTACTTGGTAATCGCCAGTGGCAAAATCCGTAATGCTGGTGACATTCCCGCTTGCCCTAATCGCCACCGCCCCGGTACCATTGAAGTTTACCCAAGCCCGGCATCCATACGCTGTGGCAACAGAGCCGTAGCCGGAGTTGAATCGGAAGTTTGCGCTACTATCAAACTGCCCAACAAGGGCTCCACCCTCAGAGAAGGAAATCGTATCAGCGCCAAAATAAACGCCAGTGTTTGTGTCGGTTCCTTGAAGGGCTGGAGTGGAGGCAGAGCCGTCAACACCCGCGATACCTGTGGAGCCTGAGATGGTGATGGGCATTGCTTACCTCACTCGTAAATGATGTTGATGCTACCCGCATCAAAGGTGTCGGTGCCATTGACAGTCGTGATGCGAACTTGCGTCAAAGTATCTGATAGACTTTTCCCGCCACTAATAGACATAAACCTTGAATCGCCCGTATTAGAAATGCTTCCTTGGCAAACCCAAGTATTTGAAGTGACGTTTGTTAAAACCAAAGCGCCATTAAGCACATTTGATGAAGATGCAATAGAGCCGCCATCAAAGCCTGCCGTGCTGTTTGCTGTGTTTACCGCCGCGCTAGTGCTGCTTGTGAGCGCATTGCTTGCATAACCAGTATTTTCAATACCTCCGCTGTCTCCCAACTGAAAACGCAATGAGGACGTACCGCTAGTAGAAACACCACTGAGCATAACCGTAATGCGCTTTACCCAAGACGGAATGCCAGTAAAGTCAATGCTGGTGCCACTGGTGCTGGCCTGCACGGTGCCTTGAGTCAAAGCACTAGAGCTTCCTGCCACCACCACGTTCCCAGTGCCTGCCGGGAAGGTGGCAGTGTAATCTGCTGCCGTGCTGGGCGTGGTCAGGGTGACAGAGCCACCGCCAGTTGAATTGAGCTTTACGGGCATCTTATGTCACCGTCCAAGTTGAGCCTGAAGGAACGGTCACAGTCGCGCCGCTCGCCACAGTGATTGGTCCAAACGAACCGGCATTCTGGCCGGCAGGAATTGAGTAGCTGGTATTCACGGTCTGACCATTCAGATAGAACACCTGATCCGTGCCGCCACCCGTCGCGCCACCGCCAATGGAGCCCCATGCGGTGCCATTGTAGCCTTCAAAGCTTGTGGTGCTACTGTTGAACCGCAAATAGCCCGTGGCGCCCGTAGGACGCTCCGCGGTGGTTCCCACAGGCACTAGGATGGCGTCAGTCGCAGAAATCGCCAAAGATACCGCAGGGGTCGCCGTGCGAACGCCCAGGCGATTATTTGTGTCGTCCCAAAAAAGATTGGAATTGTCTTGGCTGTAAACGCCACTGGCGCCAGCGAAGACAACAGACCCGGAGGTGAAGGCCGTGGCAGTGCCAGTGCCGCCATTGGCGACAGGCAGCGTGCCACTGACGTGCGTCGTCAGGCCAACCTTACCCCAAGAGGGCGCCACGCCAACGCCGCCGGAAATGAGGGCATTCCCAGTCGCAACATCGGCCAATTTAGACAGCGTGGTAGACCCGCTCGCATAAAGCAAATCACCAACCGTGTAAGACGATTGGCCCGTTCCACCATTTGCTGCAGGGGTAACATTAGCCGCAAGAAGCTTTACCGTGCCGCCGGCATTCTTGAAGTAAAGCCTCTCGTCAGTCGTGTTGATGGCAAGCTCGCCGTCCGCCAAATTGCCAGCAATAGGCGTCGCACTAGCAGTTGTAGTGCGATACAACTGGATTGGGGTGTAACCAGTCTGTGCCATGGCTTACCTCAGGTTCCCTGATTTGTACTGAGTTTTCAGTTGAAGAGCAACCATTTCGTCAATCATCAGAATGTGCCCCCATCAATATTGGCCCACGTCGGCGCGCTTGCGCCATTTGATTTGAACACCTGACCAGCCGTGCCATTGGCAACAAAGGCAGTCGCCCCGGCACCCGTCTGATAAGGCACCTGACTGGCAGCCCCACCCGCAAGATTGGTGGCCGTGCCAACCGCTAAGGTGGACTGCGCCGCCCAAGATGGCGCAGTGCCGGTAGAAGTCAGAACCGTACCGACTGTGCCAATAGCGAGCTTTGAAATCGTGGTAGTCGCAGACGCATACGGGATGTCGCCAGCAGTATATGATGAATTGCCTGTCCCACCGGCAGCAGCCGGCAAGGTTCCTGCAGTCAATGTACTTGAAGACGTTGAATACAGCGCCCTGTTTGAACCCGTAAGCGTAGCCAATCCAGTGCCGCCATTTCCGACAGCCAAAGTGCCAGTAATATGCGTGGTGAGGCCAATCTTGCCATATGACGGCGCGACGCCCACACCCCCAGAAATCAGCGCATTGCCAGTGGCAACGTCAGCCAATTTGGAAAGCGTCGTCGTGCCGCTGGCATAAATCAAATCGCCAACCGCATAAGACGTCAGGCCAGTGCCGCCATAGGCAACGCCCATGGTGGTGGCATTCCAAGTGCCTGAAGTCAGCGTCCCAACACCTGTGATGCCCGTGTAAGATCCGCTGATGTAGGCAGACCCGACAGTGCCAGACGTAATCTGGTTGCCATTGATTGCAATCGAAACGTCTGTGGCGCTAGTAATCTGCCCCTGGGCATTGATGCTCAGCGTCATGGCAGTCGCCGCGCCGCCATAACTGCCAGAGACAACGCCAGTATTGGCAATGTTGAACGTGTATGCCGGCGACTCAGTCAGGCCCGTGCCGGCAGAATAAGTCAGCGGCGCGCCAAACTGAGAAAACACAATCCCCGTCGTGCCAACCGTAATGGGCAGCGGCGTCTGCTGCACCCAAGAAGTATTGGCCAGGGTAGATCCGGCAGTAATAAGAAAGAAGTCGCCGGCATCAATCTGATCAACGCCAGACCCAGCAGTGTCAAAATCAGTCGCCCTGGTCAGAATAAACGGCGAACCCGCGCTGCCCGTTTGGGTGACGACATAAACGCCATTGTAAGCCTGATTGACTTCATTCTTGACCAAGATACGATTGGTCGCCGCCACTGCAGTGCTGTCAACCGACAGGGCGCCATTCGCCGTAGCAGTAAGCGTCGCGCCAACCCCAGAAACGCCATTGTTGTAGGTATTGCTCGGAAGCGCGGCAGTCGTAGCCAAACGGCAAGACTGGTGAAAATTGATGCCCGCCGCAATAGAATCGGCATAGGTCTTATTGACGATGTCATTGCCGGAAGATGGCGCAGTCGTAATCGTGCCGCTCGTCATCCCAACAGAGGTAAACGTACCCGCAGCCGGCGTGGTCGCGCCGATTGACGTGCCGTTTACAGTCCCGCCGGTAATCGCAACGGAAGACGCATTCTGCGTAGACATCGTGCCGAGGCCGGTGATGTCGGTATTGGGGATGGTGGCAGAGCCAGTAAATGCACTGGTTCCATTGCCCTTCAGGTAGCCACTAAGCGTCGCGGCACCAGAGCCGCCATTGGCCACATTAAGAGTGCCAGCAAGCGTCACGCCACCCGTGGTGGGGCTCGCAGGCGTGAGGCCCGTAGTGCCGCCACTGAAAGAAAGCACCCCAGAATTGCCAACGGAAATGCTGCCGGCGCCATTGGTGATTGATATGCCACTGGAGCCAGTCAGCGTCGTGCGCGTGAAGCCAGTGCCATTGCCAATATCAATCTCGCCATTGGCTGGCGTTGTCGAAAGGCCAGTGCCTCCCCGAGCAACCGCAAGAGTGCCGGCCGTAATCTGAGAGGCATCAATGGCGATCACCGTATTGGTGACCGCCGTAATCTGCCCCTTGGCGTTTACCGTGAAGACCGGAACCGTCGCCGCCGCGCCATACGTTGCCGCGACAACACCCGAGGATGGCAGGTCATCAGTGACCAAAAGCCGGAAGGACGTGGGAGCATCAGGCCCGCTTGTCGGGCCAGCATAGACCACATTTGCAGCCTGATCAGATACAATCAGCGCAGAGCCCCAGGTGGGCGCTCCAGTGCCGCCAGAAACCAAAACCTGCCCAGCCGCACCTGCAGC